GTACCAAGTCACCTTTAAAAAACTTTTGGGTCATGTGTTTCCCCTTGCTCGGATGACTTGAATAGCGGTAGCCGCAGGGTCATACATATCCCATCCAATCTGGTCTTCCATTGCTTTACACAGCGCCTCACGCTCAGCCGCCACCAACTCCATCAGGCGTTGCATCATGTAGTCGTGTGTCCAAGTTTGGAAACGCTCAGCTTTGCTGTATTGCGCCGCGATCTCTTGCGCCATCTCAATAATTTCATTTCGTGTCATGCTTTCTCCTTGTAGTTAATTAAAGTTTTCTTTTGGCGGGGCGTCTAGCAAGTTTAGAAAGCCGAAAAAATCGTTTGCCGCCAACATAAGTTGCGACGCCTCCATCTCATCACAGTTTAGGGTGACGACTCCTGCCATTGAATCTTCAGCGCGGCCAATGATGACCACGCCTTGTGCCTTACCTTCTCCGTAGCACATCACCAACTTGTGGATCAGTAACTTGAAGTGCGCTTGCTCATCGTCTGACATGGCCTCCACCCTGCGGTGTAGTTCCTCATCAGACATGGTGTCTTCAAAGGTATGGCGGTCTTTGTATCTCATCGCGTAAATCCTTCAGTAGTGTTTTCAACTCAGACAAGTTGTGCTCCCGTGCGATGAAGACTGTTCCACCATGGTTGAGGATGGCGTTGAGTTCTCTGTCTTGAAGCGCTGTTGTTGCACCTTTGCCTGCTTTGCACTCGATGGCGATGAAGCGTCCGTCCATGCAGCCAACGATGTCAGGTATACCCGCTCGGCCAAAACCATTAGCGGGGGGCATGAAGTGGTAGATGCCAAGGTCATCAAGCAATGCCCTCACTGCCTTCTTCACTTTCGATTCCGGTGTAGTCGCCATAAAAGTTAGCCTTCATAAGTTCGTCGTAATTAAAATGTTCACCGATGCAATCCACAATGTTGACATCAGGGCCTTCGCTGTCATACACAGTGTCGTTGTAGATGTACTTGTACTTTGGCACACTCAGTTGCTTGTACGCAAACTGTAACCCTATGGGTGTGGGTTTCCACAGCCCTGCCGTACGGCTCTTGACCCCACTCACAGGTGCGGGTAATACCATGTGCCAGTGGCGTAGCGTACCCAGTTGAGGCGAGCGTAGCATCCAGTCAGGGGCAGTGCGTTGCACATCAATCCAACCATCCTCACGCGGGTTCTGTAAGCATAGCCAGATCAACTGCCGAGCCATGGCCGCAGTAATACCGCGCTTGTATAGCTTACCCCACCTGTCACACACGGGGCAGTGGCCACCATCGCTCTTGATAACGCTGTTCCAGATATGGCCAGCCTGCTCAAGCGTAGCGCCTTCGTAGAGGCTGACGTAATTTGGCTCTGTGCCTTCTTCAACCATTTCAATCATGTTACTTCTCCTGTGGTTACCTCAATCAGTTTTGCTAAGTAGTGCTGTGCTTTCCTCAAGTCATCGACACCGCCCTTGTCTTTCCAACGGGACACATACTTCACGATGTTGCCCTCCAGATACCCAAGGTCGTTGGCTACGATGTAGTCCCATGGTTGGATGGCTTTACTCTTGTAGTGAGTACCCGCTACCTGCACATCATTGGCTGTGGGTATGTCGCGCAAGTCGTAAAAGGGCAACTCAAGTTGCTCGGTTATTTCAGTCATTGATCTCTCGCTTTCTCTTTAAAAATACAGCGTCAGCAGGATGTTGCAGACGCGCCAGTTCATCGTCGTAATACTTCTTGGGCATGGGCGCTTTCTTCTCAAGCAACCCACGCAACCACTCAGCCCCACCAAGCTGTTGAAGAATCATCCACTGCTTGTCACTTAAACGTACGAATCGTGCCTTTAGGGGGGCGGGGGGCTTTGGTCTTGGCATGTTCTAAAACTCCTTCATGCTTGTTTGGTTGTCGTTCATTGGCACGAGCAAACGTGCCAAATTGTTTGTAGCCCAAATCTTCTTTGCTCTTGATCTGATTGCTTGGGTTCTTCGTACGGAAGTACGGGTCAGCCATGAAGATACTTGGGCGCTGTACTTGCGCTAGTTCTTCCCATGGGTTCAGTACTTTCATTCGCTCACCCCCAGCTTATCTAGTGCAACCTTCAGCCCTGCCAAGCCACCGACACGCTGGTCGTTGACAAATATCTGCGGCATCTGCCGCGCATCAGGATACTCTTTGAGCAGATTGGCAAGGCGGTCGCCCACCTCGACATCAACCTCTGCGTACTTCAGACCCACGCTGTCTAGTACGAGCTTGGCTGTCATACAGTTTGGGCAGTTTTCCTTGGTGTACATTGTGATGTGTATGTTTTTCATATCAACCTCCGAATAAAGTCTTCAAGTGCAAGTACAACTCACGCGCCTGATACACAGTCATGTTGTCGACAATGCTCTCGGGTGTGCGGTTGCGTACCAATGACACGAAGCCCTTGCGTGAAGCCACAATGGGCGGTGTCTGATCTTCGTGTTGTGCGGGTTCAGGCGCGGCTTCTATCTTAGCTCTCAACAGCGCGCCGATGCCTGTCGTGTCTTTCTTTGTGTACTTGCGCTTAGGTGCTGGCGCTAATCCTTCCAGTTTCTTGATTGCCTTGAGCGACTTGAGTGGGCGGTACTCGGGCACATCGGCATAGTACAGATCGTTGGTTGCATGGATCATTTTATTACGCACCATCTGCGCAATCAGGCTAGACACTGAGCCTTCGCCATAGCCTTGATGCCCGAGCGCTTTGATGATCTCCTTGCGTGTAGAGCCGGGGGTGTCTTTGATGTATTCAAAGGTTGCACGAGAGACATTGTTTGTGACATGGAATGCTTTTGTCATGGGAATTCCTTGAGCTGGTTGCGTTGGTTGAGAAGAGATTGACACTGGTTGGACAGAAGGAACGGGGAAGCTTTCCCCATCGTCATCATCGTCCCACTGCTGTAGGGTTTTGCTAAGTGCTGATTTGAGTGCGGATTGAATGTCAGGCATTTTTAGTTTCCTCCAAGTAAAAGCATGACGATGGTGATAAAGGCTATGAGCCCGATGGATTGAATGGTCACGAGCGTAAGCTCGGACATACCCTGATCGTCCCCAAGCAAAACACCCTGTATCCAGTCGGACTCAGGCGTAGAAGGGGGTGGGGGTGGTGTATAGAGCAAGCCAATCTTGACCTTGCCCGTGTCGTAAGGTGTGTGTTTCATTATTTTCTCCTTGAGTGAATATTATTTGTCCAAGAGTAGACAAATGTCAATAGGGGCGCCAGTAAAATAAATCGGCAGTAAGTATCAATACTGCTACCAAAAGTACTACGCGTTCAAACTTTTCCCATCGTGTCAGCATTTGCCATCCTTTTGTTGTACATGTAATCCATTGATGCGAACCAAGCCGCACGCCATATCTCATACATACGCCCCTTGAGGGGGAAGTCTGCAACCTTGTAGTCAGGAAAGGTTTGCCTACACCATTGGCGGTATGCGTTGTTGATGCGTGTTTCTAGCTTCATATTTCTTCTCCTTCTGTTGGGGGTACGCCAAGCGTGCGCATGACCTCGAGCAACAACACATGGATGTCCTCAAGGTGTGTGATTCTGTACTCGGCAGGGTTCATGAGGTAGTCCCGCAGGTCTGCCTCGATACAGCGCAGGTGTAGCGCTGTGGTGTCAGATACTTTCATTTGGTTTCTCCTTTGGTTAAAAATGCGGGGGGCAAGCCCCCGCTACGAATCAAGTCAACAACGCGGGAGTTACTGGCTTGAATGATGGTTGCTTGCGCTCAGTCCAGTGCATGTAATAGCACATGACCTCGGCAATAGCACTCGCTGAGTGGTGCGACTTGGACACAGCGCAGATAAGACCAGACGCATCGCCCTCCATGAGCATGTCATACACACCCTGCTCGTCAAAGCACAGGTCGTCACGATGCGTGTAGCTAAGTGCCACAGGCGTGAAGTTGTGCAGTACTGTAGTGATGGTGTACGCAGGCATCTGGTCAAGGCATATCTCGAGGGACTCTACATCAGCCTCAAGAAGCGCAGTGAACAACTCGTCAACATCGGGGCGAACGAAGCCATCCTCGTCATCGGGGAAGTCATACGCTGCCTCATCGTAGTTGGCGCTGTGTGCGCTAGTGCTACGGGGCTGAACATTGAAGCTACTGTTGTAGTCATACATCTCATCGAGCTCGTCGTAGTAGTTGCCGTAGCCATTGGCATACGAGCTGTAGTTGTACGACTTGAGTGCAGTCGTGCTCTTGTAGCTAGGGATCAGGCGTGATGGTGTCCAAGCATAGGTATTGCTGAACCACATATCGTCATGCTCGATACCCTGATCGAAGTTGACATGCTGCATGCGACCCTCGCCGTTCATGAACACGAAGCGATTGTTGCCGATGAACTCCTCAAGCATAGCCACGAAGCCCGTGTCATACACGAGGTCAGGGGCAGAGGACACAGCGCTGTGCAAGTAGTCCTTGATGAAGTGCCATGTATCAGACTTGGACTTGTCAGCGGCATTGCCTGTATGCAGTACGCCATTGTGCATCATGGCGATGAAGCCAGGAATCACATCATAAGGATGGCAGTTGAGCATGTCGGTCTTGCCGTGTGTAGTCCAGCGGAAGTGGATGGCAATCTCACGATCGTCTTGAGGCAAGCGCTGAATGAATGCAGTAGCATCGCCGAGATTCTTGGGCAAGGTCTTGGTGACCTTGAGTCCCTTGGCTGTGCCATACATAAACCCGATGCCGTCAGGGTTGGATGTGAAGATGTCGCTAAGTAACCCGTGTGTATCGAGCAGAGTTGAACGAACTTTGGAAGACTTGCCAGTAATAATGAGACACATAATAAAACTCCTTGAGATAAAAAGAATGGGGAAAGATTCCCCGATGGTTGTTGTTGTTG